TCCTAGAGAAAGATGTAGGTGATATTGTTGTTGAAAAGTTTAGCTCACAGAAGATAGCTGAAGAAGAACTAGAGTATCGTAACTCATTAACTATTGCAATGGGATACTCACCTGATGTAAAGTATATTATAAAAAAACTATAGGAGTTTATCATGTCTGATACAGCACGAATGGGTGCATGTGAAGAGTGTGGTTCTAGTGATGCCAACGCCACATACCCCGATGGTCATATGTATTGTTACAGTTGCCAAGTTTACAAGAAAGGAAATAATATGCAACAAGAGTCAAGAGTAATACCCATGAGCAATCCTGCTAGTGGTACAATCAAGACTAGAGGTATTCTATCTGACATACCTGAGAGAAAGATTAAGAAAGAAACTGCACAAAGATATGGTGTAGAGATTAAGAAGACAGGTAACATGACAACTCACCACATCTATAAGTATGTAGATGATAGTGGTAACCACATTGCATCTAAGGTTAGAGAGGTACAGAATAAAAAGTTCTGGTCTGAAGGTAACCTATCTAGCTCAGTACTCTTTGGGCAACACCTATTCAATAAGCCACAGAAATTTATAACAGTATGTGAAGGTGAGATAGATGCTATGTCTGCCTATGAGATGCTTGGATCTAAGTGGCCTGTTGTATCAATCAAGAATGGTGCAGCATCTGCCTTTGAGAATTGTCAGAAGTCTCTCGACTATCTCAGTAAGTTTGATAAGGTAGTATTATGTTTTGATAATGACAAGGCTGGTCGTGAAGCATCAGAGAAATGTGCTACACTCTTTGAGCCTAACCAATGTAAGATAGTTAAGTTAGAACTAAAAGATGCCAATGAATATCTTAAGACTAATCAACGGCAGAAGTTCTCAGACAAGTGGTGGGATGCTAAAGACTTTACACCAGCAGGTATTAGAAACTTAGATGAACTAGGTGATAGTCTATACGATGAGAAGTTTTGTGAGACAGTTCTCTATCCTTGGACTGCACTCAATGAGAAGACATATGGTATGCGTACTGGTGAGCTAGTCACCTTCACTAGTGGTGCTGGCATGGGTAAGTCTAGTATCATACGTGAGCTTATGCATCACATTATGGTGAACAGTAAGGATAACATAGGTGTCCTAGCTATGGAAGAAAACATACGCAACACTGCCTTCAACATCATGTCAGTCGAAGCTAATGCTAGGTTGTATATCAAGGAGATTAGAGATCAGTTTACAAGGGATCAGCTAAAAGTATGGCAAGAAAAGACTGTAGGTACTGGTAGGTTCTTTGCCTTTGATCACTTTGGTTCTATCTCTAACGATGAGATACTAGGTAGAGTACGATACATGGCTAAAGGTTTAGGATGTAAGTGGGTATTCCTTGATCACTTATCTATCTTAGTATCAGGTCAAGAAGACAATGGAGATGAACGTAAGTCTATTGATATTCTTATGACTAAGCTACGTTCTCTTGTTGAAGAGACAGGCATAGGCTTATTACTTGTCAGTCATCTACGTAGGCCATCAGGTGATAGAGGTCACGAAGATGGTAGAGAAGTATCTCTCTCACACCTTAGAGGGTCTGCATCTATTGCTCACCTCTCTGATAGTGTGATAGCATTAGAGCGTAATCAACAGGCTCAAGATGAAGTAGAAGCTAACACTACTGTACTACGTATCTTAAAGAATAGATATACTGGTGACACTGGTGTAACTTGTCACTTGCATTATGATAAAGAAACTGGTAGAATGTCAGAGATAAATAATCCATTCGATAATAACGATGAAGATGAAGCGCAACTATAAGTAGGATAATAGTTATGGTAACAGCAATAGTTGATATCGAAACTGATAGCCTTGATGCAACCCAGATACATTGCATTGTAGCTTGTGACTATGTCACTGGTAAAGAAAAGGTATGGGTACAAGATGAGTGTAAAGAGTTTGCATCTTGGTCTAAGATGATTGATAAGTTTATCATGCACAATGGTATAAGCTTTGATGCTCCTGTTCTTAATCGTTTAACAGGATCAAGTATTAAACCATCACAGATTAGAGATACTCTTATTGAATCACAGTTATATAATCCTATCAGAGATAAGGGACATTCACTCAAGGCTTGGGGTGAGAGGTTTAACTTTCCGAAGGGAGACTTCACAGAGTTTGATTACTATACACCTGAGATGCTTGAGTATTGTAAGCAAGACGTAAGGATTACCAGAAAGGTAGCCCAAGAGTTAGAGAAGGAAGGTTCTAAGTTCTCCTCTAAGTCTTATGAACTAGAAAGAAAAGTAAGAGTTATAGTAGATCAACAAGAAAGAAATGGTTTCTCTTTTAACTTACGTGATGCCATGAGCTTTCTTGCCACACTAGAAGAAGAGCAACAAGAATTGGAGGACAAAGCCCAAGAAATATTTGAACCTACTGAAGTAGTAATGAAGACCAAGACTAAGTACATACCATTTAATATTGGTTCTCGTAAACAGATAGCTGATAGATTGATGGAGAGAGGCTGGCAACCTACGCATCATACAGAGAAGGGTAATGTAATAGTGAGTGAAGAAATATTATCTAAGATTGACATGCCTGAAGCACAGATGTTTAGCAGATACTTTCTACTACAGAAACGTACTGGCCTACTGAAAGCTTGGATCAAGGCATGTCAAGAAGATAATAGAGTTAGAGGTAGAGTGATGACGCTACGAACCGTGACAGGCAGGATGGCACATAACTCTCCTAACATGGCTCAAGTGCCAGCAGTGTATTCTCCTTATGGCAAAGAATGTAGATCGTTATGGACAATCTCTAATCCAGATACACACACCTTGATTGGTACAGATGCATCTGGGTTAGAGCTACGATGTCTAGCGCACTACATGAATGATCCTAACTTCACTGAAGAAGTTGTTAATGGTGATGTACATACTGCTAACATGAAAGCTGCTGGACTTACTGATCGTGATCAAGCTAAGACTTTTATCTATGCTTTCCTCTATGGTGCTGGCCCTGCTAAGATAGGTAAGGTTGTTGGTGGCTCATCTAAAGCTGGACAGCAACTCATTACTAAGTTCTTATCTAACATGCCAAAGCTTAAGAAGCTCAGAGATGATGTTGCTAAGTGGTGTAAGGGTGGTACAATACCAGCACTTGATGGCAGACTGTTACATATTAGATCAGAACATGCTGCATTAAATACTTTACTACAGGGTGCAGGTGCTATCATATGTAAGCAATGGCTTGTACATATTACACAACGTATACGTAAGTCAGGTGTTGATGCTAAGTTAGTTGCATCTATACACGATGAGTATCAGTTTGAGGTAGCTAAGAAAGATGCTAAAAGGTTTGGTCAGATTACTAGAGATGCAATGATAGAGACACAACGTACACTCAAGGTTCGGTGTCCTCTTGATTGTGAATATAAAATAGGAACAACATGGAGTGAGACACACTAATGCCACATAACAATAGACCATTTGATAGACAATCTTATAAAGAGAATGATGCTAGAGCTAAGAAAGCTATGGTTAATTATTTAACAGTAAATAATTTTACTGACATTGTAGATAAAGAAGATTATTATTTTGATGTCTCAGCTAATAAAAAAGTCAAAGGTAAAGATGAGAAGTTTTTCTTTGAGGTTGAGATAAAAAATCAATGGGATACTTACTGGCCTGAAACTTGGGAAGAAGTACGTATTCCTCAACGTAAGCAAAGATTAATAAATAGAAAGGAGAAAGATTACCCAGACCATGATTTATATTTTGTTGTCTTCAATACAACTTGTAAGCAAGCTTGGTTTATTAAAGACAGTCTTGTAAACGAATCAAGTGTAGGAAAGATACAGAACTCTAAACAACCTAAAGGCTCACCACACTTGGCAGAACCTTTCTTTCATATTCCTGTAGGCAAAGCTAATTTAATTCAAATTAGTCCTTGACCTATAGAAATATGTATGTTATAATTACGTTACAATAAATGAAACTCATGTCACAATAGAGTGACGATAGAAATAGGAATTAAAAAATGAATGATCCAATTTATATTACTGGTAAATGTCACTATGCTTCAATCACTGAGCCTAACACTAAGTTTGATCCAGTGTGGTCAATACAGATTGAGGTAGATGATAATAATAGATCTGTTATAGAAAGTGCTGGTCTTACAATCTCTAATAAAGGTGATGATCGTGGAGACTTTGTAACAATTAAACGTAAGGTTGAACGTAAAGATGGTACATCACGACAAGGCCCATCTGTTAAAGATTCCCAGAACAATGCTTGGGATGGTAAGTTAATTGCTAATGGTAGTACAGTTAATGTTAAAGCTGTACCTTTTGAGTGGAGCTATGCAGGTAAGTCAGGTGTTTCTGCTGACCTAGCTGCTGTGCAAGTAGTAGATTTCATAGAGTACTCTAGTGGGGGTGATGACTTTGAAGTTGTTCCCGGTGGATATGTAGCTAATACATCCTCTATTGACGATGATATTCCTTTCGCCTCTTAATGTAAACTAAGGGAGACTTGGGGAGTGAGAATTATTGGTTTGGTTTTCACTCCCTATTTTTTTATATATGAAAAAGATTGAAACATTAGTTGCTGATATCTATGATCTCTTTTCTCTTGAGCCTATTAAGATGGATGAGAAAGAAGTAGACAAGCATATAGATACATTTGGAGAGATGCTTAAGGTTCACATTAAAGCATTTCTATATGAGGAACCTAGAACAAGAGGTAACCTCAGACTATCAGGCATAGGAAAACCTGATAGACAATTATGGTATGACGTTAATAGTAAACATGATATAGAAGACATTACTTCTAGTACAAGAATTAAATTTCTATATGGTTATATCTTAGAAGAACTTCTTTTACTATGTGCTTCTGTTGCAGGACATAAGGTTACTGATCAACAGAAAGAAGTTACTGTTGAAGGTGTTAAAGGTCACCAAGATTCAATGATAGATGATGTCTTGGTTGATTGTAAAAGTGCATCAGGATTTAGCTTCAAGAAGTTTAAAGAAAATAATCTATTAGAGGATGATCCATTTGGTTATATCGCACAGATTAGTGCCTATGCTCAAGCTAATGGTGTAGATAAGGCAGCATTTCTTGTGATAGATAAATCAAGTGGTAAGTTATGTCTAACTCCTGTACATCAGATGGAGATGATTAATGCTAAAGAAAGAGTCAAGCATCTTAAAGGAGTGGTTGGGGATAGTCATGTACCTGATAGGTGCTACTCTCCAGTTGCTGATGGGCAGTCTGGCAATCTTAAGTTACCTATTGGTTGTGTGTATTGTAGCCACAAGAGAGAGTGTTGGTCAGATGTTAATCAAGGTAAAGGGCTACGTGCTTTCAAATATGCCAGAGGTCTTAACTACTTGGTTAAGGTTGCTAAAGAACCTAATGTTGAAGAGGTGACTAGCTGGTAATGCATTGGGAATATGATAAGAAACCTGACCTAACTAAGTTTGGTTTTGTATACTGGATAACCAATATCAAAACAGAGAAAGCTTACATAGGTTGTAAACAATATTTTAATTATTCTAAAGGTAAAAAGAAACGTGAATCAAATTGGAAATCTTACATGGGATCTTCCAAACATTTAATAGAAGACATAAAGAAGTTAGGTAAAGATAACTTTAAGTTTAATATTATAGCTGAGTTTAAAAACAAACGAAGCTTACGATACTATGAGTGTTACTATCAAATGAAGTACAATGTTTTATGTGCTACCTTAGAAGGGTCTGATGAACCTGCCTTCTATAATAGTTTTGTAGGTGGTAAGTTCTATAGGCCAGTTGAAGAGTATTTTGATAATGACTGATAGTCCTTACGAACTAAGCACTGATGTATCTATGGGATCTTTATATGAAATAACAGGTAAAGATTCTCATAGATCTTTATACGTTGGTGTTATACTACAAGCATTACTAGACTTAACTAAACCTAAGTATGACAAAGAAAAAACTTCTGTTCAAGTATATAGAGATCAAGCCCATGCTTGGATATTTAAAACAGAAGGTGTTACGTGTGAAGACTTTGAAACAGTATGTACTTATGCTGGTGTTAAGCCTACTGCTGTTAGAAACTTTGCGTCTAATGTTATTAACTCAGGAGATATTTTAAATGTCAGAAGAAAATTTCAATCACTCCTCTGAAGCACTTAAGGTACAAGTAGGTGGTGATCACTATAAAGATTGTGGCATACAGCCTGTTGAATATATACATGCGAATAAGCTTGACTACTTCGAGGGTAATGTGATAAAATATATAACTCGACATCGTACTAAAGGTCAAGGTAAAAAAGATATTGAA